CGTCTGGATGATAAGTAGTGTTAGAATTTTGTAGAATACTTGAAATTTTATTTGCTTCATCTAAAGAAGTTGTAACGATATGAATACCTTTACCTTGAAGGTGTTTTTTCAATAAGTCATTTCTTTCGCTAGATCGCTTTAAAAACTCTAAAGATTCTTGCATTTCTTTTTCTAACCGAATATGATATTTTAATATATCTTTTTTTAAACCGTTTAAAATTTTGTTTTTATTATAAAAATGGTAAGCCACCGAAACAAAAACAATTATAGTTGAAATAGATTCTAACAATATCATACCGTGAATTTTATTTGATCCCCATTAGCTAAAACATTTCTTTCTTCATTGAATTTTATTTGGTCTAACATCCATTGATTAGATACGTCAAAATGTCTTGGAACCTCTGTTAATATACTTAATTGTTTATTATGCAAAAATGAAACATACTTTTGTTCTGATTCATTATGTATCGCTTGTTGCATCCTATGTTTATACTTCAAAAAAGATAATATTTCTTCTTTAAGTAATTGCGCTTCAAATAAAGTGATATTAGCTGACATTTACATTTGGTTGAATTAAATACTTTACACCTGTCCAAAAACCAATAGTTTCATTACAGACGTCTAAACCTTTTTGTGTTGGTTCATACTTTTCCTTTAATCGCCAAACATTAATAGTGTTGTTTACGTTTTCTAAAGCTTTTTCCTTACCTAGTTTTTTAACTAAATAATCTGCTTGCTGTTGCTTTGTCATAATTACAAGTTTTGTGATAAATTTAATTTTGTGATGTTCAAATGTAATAAAAATATTTATTATATCACAAAGTTTTTATCAAAAATCATTTTCTATTTCTATTTCTAAATAATCATCTTCTAAATAATGAAACTCTAATTGAGAGAACGCGTCTAAACAATCTGGTGATTTGCTTTGTAAATATGTTTTCATTTCCTTTTTAGGGATCACACACAATTTCCCATCCATATCCGCCTTGTCTCTCTTAATCGCCTTTCTTTCATACATCAATTGTTCTTTCAAAGTTCTAGTATCGTTAAAAGGTCTATTTGCTATTTCTTCTGGGATGTAGTATTCCCCTCTTTTAACAGCGTCACCAGACTTGTAGAAACATTGAGATTTTAGGTTTTTATAATTTTCTCCATTCCTAGCCCTAGAATTATTTGTAAACTCCTTAGCATCTTCTATAAACCCATCTACAAACCATCCTAAACCATCATTATCAAATGATATATTGTGATTCGATACCTCGTGCTTATAAGCTAAGTTATTTATAACATCTATTATTTCGTTACCCTTGTTATGGCTATACACTTCAAAATCTATCATCATTTTTCCTTGCCATACAAACACTACGAAATAATCTGATCCTTTTCCTGCAATATCAGATGTAATCCTTTTCTGAGAATCCGCATACCTATCTCTTAAATAATGATTAGTAAACATTGATTTAAAAGTAGCGTATTCGTAAATGTCTCGTTTGTTATGTTTTATTTCCCAATTACCATCTAACAATCTGTTTTTTTCTTCTTCTGGTAGTGCGTTCAAAGAACCTAAATATGATGGATCAGCAGTTAAAAGCTTTTGGTTTTCATATATGGATCCAGAAACAAAAGTAACAGACTTGATAAAATCGTTAACAGACAAAATAACGCCTTTTTCCTTTGCCTTTATTATCATATCATCTAAAATATGATTTGCCTTGTTATATACGTCCTCTTTTGATTCACCCCACACATAATTGTCATTATGCATAAAAAAGTATCTTAAAACACCGCTTCTTTCTTCTATTGGGAACCCATCTTCACCTATCCACCAACCTATAAAGTCTTTCACCCAACTATCTGGGTCAGGATTGCAGGTGGCTCTTACTACTGGCTGAACCCCACAAGTTGAACGATTACGAGATAATAGGTAAAAGAACATTGACTTTGTGAAGTGTGTTAATTCGTCGAAACCTATAAACGGTATTTCCGATCCCTGCCAATCGTATTTGTTTTTTTCGTATTCTAAATGAGAAAATTTTATTTTAGTTTTATGTTGACCAAAATACCAAGTCAATTTCGATTCAACAGGGTAAGTCTCGGGTAATTTCTTATAGAGGTCATTACTAGCATCCCATAAACCACCTTGCGACTTTATCTGTGTACTTGTACGTCTAAATATAACACCACCAAAACCTTTTACAGAAACATATCTTAACGGATCAAACAACAAACTAAATGTTTTTCCACAACCTGCAGAACCACCACCTATAAGAATATCAGCAGATGATGTTATTGCTTTCATTTGATAGCCAGGTTGTGGTTCCAAAACCTCTCTTTCCATACTACAACCTTATAAACTCATAAATCAATAAAACCAAATTACTAACAAAAGCGGAAATAATAAACTCTACCATTACTATTGCTCTTTTATTGGTCTCCCATTATCTGGCATTCTAATTATTGCACTACTTAAAGTTTCGCCATTAGAAGTAACATCTATTTTGTCTCCATACTTTTTAGGCTTCTTTCTACCTGCAACCCATTTTAAAGCATCTATCATAACTCTCGCTTGATCTGGTTTTGTTCGACCAGCTTCTACATCATCTACAATACTTTCTATTCGTTCTACATCATTTTCAGAGCTTTCCTGTCTCGCACGTGTGTAGTTGTCTAAAAAAGATTGGTCAAAATCTTTGTGTGCTGAATTTAACCAAGTGTATATTTTATCTCTACCTGGTAGTTTGATTTTTGGGTTTTGTGTTATTCCCTCTGTTTTTTTAAGATACTTGTATTCGTCTTTAGAGTATAAGCGGTGTTTTCTTATTTCTTCAATCTTCTTTAAGCTCATTCCATTTCTTATCTCTCTTACGATGATTGACTTTGCGTTTTTTATTTGTTCCGGTGAATACATAATTTTCTTTTTAATCCTTTGTGTTTTTTAATGTAAAGCAATTAAAAGAAATCGATTGTGTATGTTGTGTTGTGTGATATATATTCATTCTATCCCTTTTAAATGACTTCTATTACAAATATAGAAAAATCCCCCTAAATCAAACTTTAGAGGGATTAAATCAAAAAAAAAATTTCAAACTACTTTGGCTAAGTGATTGTAAATATACAAAAAAACCAACACTAAATAAATAGTGTTGGAAAAATCAACTTACATTAATCTATTAAGACAAATACTAATGTAAAGATATAAAAAACCCTCTTACAAAACACAAGAGGGTTCAAACTTCTAACTAATCAAGTTATAATGAAAAAAAATTTACACACTCTAATATACGTATTTTTAATCATATACACCTAATTTTAGATAGTATTCATAAACATCTACCTCATCTTCCGTATAGACCTCACCTCTGTAAAAGAAAAAACTATCTTTTCCGTTCCAAGACCCTACCAATTCTTCCACTTCTTCCTTAGAAAACCCAACTAAGTTTTTAATAATTTCTTTTAGTTCTGAAACTAAATTTTCATCTTTTTTTACTGTTGGATCAGTTAAACTCCTTAAAACCTCTTTGTTCATATCCTAGTATCTAAAATTAGTAAAATGTAAAATAGCCATTGGTTCTATTGGTCTATCCTTAAACCATTCACAAAAATCCTCAAATCTTAAACCATCATTTTCAGATATTTTTGTCCATTCTATCTGTTTTCCATCTACAGTTGCATAATCTAAATTATCTGGATGCTCTAGTTTTTGAACACCTAAAGATGTTAGTTTAACTATTTCAACTTGATTAGAACGATATGGCTTACCATTCCAATACCTTATGGATAAAACCGCATCCCCTTTATTTATAGCAGATTCTTTTTTCTTCCAAGCTTCATAATTACCACGAATAGTATGTATTTTTTTAGAATCTTTCTTTAAAAATAAACCAGAAATAGATTCTACAAAACCTGTCGATTTTCCTCTTTTTATATGTGTCTGAGGAAATGTTTTAGACACCATTAAAACATAAGTTTTCATAATATAATTGTTTTGTGATACAGCAAATATAATAAAAATATTTATTATTTTATAGTTTTGAAAGCCATTGATTGTATATTTGTTCTGAAATATTCGCCATCATTACAGGTGGCACACTCATACCTATAAAAATAGAATAGTTTGTTTTATTAAAATCATAATCTTTAGGAAAAGAAGAAATCATCAAACATTCTTTTTTGTTTATTGGTCTCATTATATCTGGATGATACAACATTCTTGTTTCAGTGTGTAAAGTTGGGCACACCTTATTTTCATCTAAACGAAACCAATTAAAAAAAGAACCGCCACTTACAGAAGAAAAACTAAATCCTTTTTTACATTTAGACCAGTATTTTTTGGCTGTAGCAACTGTATTTTTGTCTTGAAAATCCATTTTCATAGTACCTAAATCACCAAACACTATAGTATTGAAACAAAAAGACATATCTAATTTAGGAATCACAGTAAACATATCTTTTTGGAATAAAAAACTATTAGCTAAATCTTTACGTAAACATATAAAGAAAACTCTTTCACGTTTTTGAGGGACCCCCATTTTTGATGAATCTAACAACCAATGTTGGCAATAATAACCAGCTTCATCAAATTGCCTGTAAATTTCACGAACATATTTTTTTGCACCACCTTGAATAAGACCTTTGACATTTTCAGCTACAACAACTTTAGGTTGCAATTCTTTTGCTAAATCTATAAAATCAAAAAATAAAGTATCTAAAACTTGTTTTGATTGCCCCTCTCTAAATTTCTTTTCTTTACCCCAATCTTTTTCCCTATTTCCCGCCATACTAAAACTACTACAAGGCGGTGAACCATCTAAAATATCTAAATTATATAATTCTTTAGGCAAGTCTTTTCTTAATTTAAAAGTCTCTATAGATTCTAAATAAGCATATTTCGGCTTATGGTTTTCCTTATATGCTTCAATCATTTTAGGGTCAATCTCATTGCATCCTAAAACATCAAAACCAGCTAATTTATACCCCATAGTAGACCCACCACCACAAGCAAAACAACTAAATACAGTTCCTTTATCCTTAGTAAAGTTAGCATCAGCTAAAGTCCAATCATAACTATATTTACTTTTTACCATAACAGCATTTTTTGTACTTCAAACCAGAACCACAGTTACACAAACAATTTCTGCCTTGTTTGTTTTTGTTAATTATAGGTAACATCTTCATTTTTGGTAAAGAATCTAAAACTTTGTCTAAACCGTTTTGCAAAACGATCATCCTATTTTGTTTAGAACAGATAAAATCTGTAATCATACCATAACTAACATTCCTACCCACAGACTTGAAATAATTTGTAATAGCTATAATTTTTTCTATATGAATGTCTTTGTGTGTAATATTTGAGGAACTTAACTTTTTACTTATCAATTTTTTTATACTATTCCTTAATTCTTGGTTTTGCATAATCTGTTTTTTCATTAAAATATCTCCAATAAAATTCTGTATTACTATAATCTTGATTGCTTAGAAACAACCATTTCATTTCTAAATAATCAAACCAACCTATAGTGTGTTCATCCAAACAAGGTATATCAATAAAAACATCTACAGAAAACCGACCATTATTTGGGTTTATTTCACTTGGATATTGGTTTTTATCATCAAATACCATCCTTTAGACTATCTATTTTCAACATAATAGCACTCACAACATTAAACAAAAAAACACCCGCTATAAAAATCCAATATTCATCTTTAGGAACCACAGCAAAGCAAATTAAAGTTAGAATTGCATAAACAAGCCTATTAACAATAATCATCTTTATTGTTTTTTTCTTCCATTGTTTTTCTATTGGTTTTTTCACCAAATCTATTAAAACATCTATATCTCTTGATGTTAATAAAGATAGATGCTCTCTTTTAAAGTAATCAAAAATCTTGTTTCTATCAGTTTGCTTCATATTTTAAAAAGGTAAGTCATCATCATCTGTGTTATCAGACTGATGATTTTGGTTATTGTTATTTGATTTTGAACCTAACATAGTTAGCTCTTCTACGTGAATTTCTGTTGTGTATTTTTTTTGCCCATCTGATTCCCAGCTTCTAGTTTTTATTTTCCCCTCTAAATAAACTTTGTCACCTTTTTTAAGATACTTGGCACATATTTCAGAAAGTTTGTTTTTAACAACAATGTTATGCCAATCAGTTACAGACTTTGTTTCACCCTCTTTGTCTTTCCAAGTCTCGTTAGTAGCCAATGAAAAACGACCTATAGAATTTCCATTGTCAAAATAATGCATTTTAATATCATCCCCTAATCGACCGATTAATATTACTTTGTTTACAGTTCCTGCCATTATAAATTAAGTTTTTGAGTTAATAATTTGTTCGCTATTCGTGACATTCTTTCTGAACGCTGTATTAAGCTTTTTATATATTTTTCCACCTCTAAGACATCATCAGATACGTAATATCCTTTATTGAAAGCTAATAAGCATTCAATTTTGCCAGAATTTCTTATATGATGAATCATAACCCTAATTCTGGCGGGTTTTGTTTTTATACCTAAACTTTTAAGCTTAAAAAGTATTTGTGTTGAATTTATTTTGTTTTTCTTGCCCTTAGCCGATTTTAGTATTTCTACTATTTTTGGCACAACAAAGTTTTTTTCTTTTTCAGAAATTTCCTTTGTTATTTCTTCAAAATTTGTAATCATTTTTTGATTTTTTTACCACTGTGAATTTTTGATAACTGATATTTATTGGAAAGTTCTGAATTATTTTCTAGCTCTAGGTTATGCTTTAAACAACACCCCCGCCAAAATCTAACATCTAAATATAAACTTATTCCATTTTCTTTCGCCCATTCATCGGCGTAACCTACCCTGCCTTTAGTATGTTCTATGGTGGTTGCTCTTTTTCCACAACCACCAATAAAACACACTTTGTTTTGAGGCATAGATAAAAATCTTTTCCTTATAATAAGGTAAATCTCATCATCTATCTTCCTCTTGTCGCTTTTAGCCAATTTTATCTATTAAATGCTTAGAATCAATTTCCTTAACTCCAAATAAACACTCTACTTCTAAAGTGTCAAAATCAATAGATTTACCTAACGTTTTAACAGCACATACAAATTCTAAAATATTTAGATTTTCAGAAGTCCAGTAACTTCTCACTATTGTTTCCTGTCTTTCTTCATCTACTGTTTCAATAGTGTTGCTTAAATAGAAATCAACTACCTTTTTTTCTACAAAACAATACATTTCTTTTACTACTTTGTTTCCCATATAATAAATTTTAAATTACGATACTAAACCCGTAGACACCTCTTCCGCATCTTTCACATCAATACCTTTTACCTCTTTAGATTCTGCTTCATCAAATAAATCTGTTTGGGCTTTTTTGTTTTCATAAAGATATTTAAAAACTTCTCTTTCAATCATTTCTATCTGACCCTCTACATCAACTTCAATACCTATTTTGTCAGAACTATAAACTATTCTAGGCGTATTTATAGCACACTTAGAATTATTAAAACTCTTAATTTTACCACTTATAACAACACCTCTTAATTGATCTTGTCCAGAAATAGATATACCCGTAACCTCTATACGTTCTGAAATATCTATCATCTTTTCTTCAATTTTTTGTTTTTGCTCACCTTTAAGATATTTAGTTGCTTCATCAAAAACAGAGTTAAAACCATAAGCTAAAATCAAATAGTCTTTTAAACTATCTCTATATCCTAACAAGTCTGGATGTGGCTGATAGTCGGCAGATATATTGTGGTTTATTGTTTTATTAACACCATCAATAAGTCTTTTTTCCTCAAAGGTAGCATCTACACCTTTGTCTGATATTTTACACCCTTTTAAAGTGAAATCATCTAAATTAATTTTTGTTTTTAAACTCATATATTTCTATTTAATTATTTAAAATTTTATTTCGAACATTAAAACGTTCGATAACAGTCAATGAAACGTCATTAAAACGACGTTTATTTTGGTGTTAGCGGTTATTATTCCCATTCTATATCATTAACGCATTTATCTGCATTAATCCAAACTTCTTTTATATCATCACCAGTCACTCCACTTTTATTTTTTTCGTGCGTTCTACCAAGTTCATAAACTTCTTTTAAATCATCACCAGAAAAACAACCGCTAACAACGTGTAACTGTAATTGCTCTTGTAGGTGTTCTTTTGCAAAGGTCTCTGCTATTAAAACAACATCTTCTTCTGTATACTCTAATTTATCTTGTTTGTTTGGAAACGGCATTAAATCACGTTTAATTATTTCTTTTATTTTTTCTCTCATTTTTGTTTATTTTTAAGTTTTAGATTTATTTCACGCAACTATAGTTACACAAAGTCCGTTGTAGCACATTAAAACGATGCCACAACACCGTATAACATTAATTTTTGCGCCTGTGCTTTAACAATGTCTGTGCAAAGTTGCTCTGGTATCTTTGAACGTTCGTGATTATTCTTTAGTCCTTGTGTACCTGTACGCGATCCTCTTGGTGCAGCTTCGTGGTGGCATTCCTTATTTCCGTTCCAACATTCAGCTCTTGGCTTCCAACCATTTTTATTAAACATAGGGTTGAAAATGTTGTTAGACCATATATCAGTAGGTTTTGCTCTTGTATCACCATAAGTACAATACCAAACTGTAGTTCTTGGCAACCCTTTCATAAAGTCCATTTTTCTCAAGTAACCTCTTGGGTTTTCAATGTAATAATCGCATCTAAAATGGTTGATTAAGGCAAGTGTATTAAGCACCAAAAGGTCGCTTTTACGTGCAAAATCGGTTTTAGGCTTTCCGTTATCTCTATGATGGCTTATTGCAGCTATTGAGTAAGTCGTACAGGGTGGCGATGCCCAAATCATATCTGGTTTAAAAGGTATGTCTTTAGGTTCAACGTATTGCATATCCTTAACTAAATCAATATCGCCCCATTGAGTTATGTCAACAGAAAAAACCTCAAAGCCAAGTTTGTCCGCAACTTTTCCTATCGATCTACTTCCTGCAAATAATTCAAGTATTTTCATATCTATCAAAAACTAATGTTATACAATTACGTTCCTATAACCATTAAAAAGTGTTTTTATAACCATTACCTTTTAACTTACTGTTCTTTTGATGATTTGTATAATCCTCTTTACCCATATCTTCTGATGGATAAGGTATAGCCCAATCTAAATTCTGTATAGACCAAGCTATGACCATATCAATAAACCCCCTCATCATTTGTCTTGTAACTTCTGTATCCCCTTTCTTCAAAGTATGTGGTTCTGTTTCCCAAACCCCCTTGTTTTCGTTATAAAATTCTTTATACAAAAACAACCCCCTCAATTCATAATCTATATCTTTTAAACTTTTTACAACTCCTGTACTTAAATATGCTTTTTGTACTTCTTTCACGACTACACCAAAGTAGTAAGAACGCATATTATCACTAAAAGCTGATGTTTTTTCAGAAAAAACTATTTCTATAGATGTTTTTTTAAAATAGGTCTTTAATGTAGAATCCAATAGAAGCCTATTATATATAGACAAAACCCCTTTTTCGTCTATATGACCATAAGCTGTGTATGTTTTTTTTGTATTTATCATACTAAAGAAGCTCTACCTACTAATCCACACTTTGGACATTCTTTTTGCTCTGTCTGTCTACCTTTCCAATCATAATCATACACATATTCGGTTTCTATTCCACATTCTGGACAATCACACTTTGAATTAAGTAAAACAACATTATCACATAATGCAGATATTTTACTTGAATATCTATTGAAATTCAAAGCAAAAAAAGGAATAATAGAAATTTCGTGTTTATCCAAAAAATCTGATATAGAAATACCTACATCTTCATAATCACACGCATCATTATCTGTTTCTTTGTAAAAAAGAGATAATATTTTTTTTTCGAAAACTTTTGTTTCTAATCTTAATTCTTGTGATAGCTCTATTAATTTTTGGCCTTCTTCTAATACTATTGGCATAATAATTTTGTTTTGTGATACAACAAATATAATAAAAATATTTATTAAAACTATTAATCGAATAAGTTTTTTTCTTTTTTTATACCATAAATTTTTACAATCAAACTATCTGGTCCCTTTTTGTATCGCCAACTAAATTCGGGAATATATTTTACCATATCATCCTCAATAATACAACAAGAAATAATAGTTTTTCCTTTCTTCATAGCATTTATAACCTGTCTTGTTGATGGTGTTTTTAAAATATCTGTTATAACCTTTTGCCAAAAATAACCCTTATTGTCTAAATCAAAATTGCTTTTATTACTTGTATAGACAAATTCTAAGCGCATTTTATCCAACTTCGGTAAATCCTTGAAGTAATCATATAAAAAATTCTTAGTGTCTCTTATAATCTTAGAAACGATAAAATAATTTTGATTGTTTAAAAACAAATTCCCTGTTAAGTAATATGTATTTTCTTTTAGTTTACCAGTCTTTGGATCAACCTTTGTTTTTTTTCTATCAATGTATTTTGTAGGCGGATTATCTATGATAATTTCTTTAATTAGCTCCATCAGATATTTTTTTAATTATTTTTTCTCTCCAAAACTTATAAGTTTCTTTAATTGCTTTTTCATAATTATAATAGGACCCTTTGGGACATATAGTTAAAACACCTCCTTTACCTATTTTTTTTGGATAAGTTTTTTTTAAACCATTATTATCTACTTGAATGTACCAGGAATTAGAATCAAAAACAATATCTTTTATTGTTGTTTGGTTTTTGAAATAAATAGGATAAACAAACACACCGTTTTTAAAACAAATGCTTTTACATTTCATATAATCTTTATAATCCATCCTTTAACATCTTTATCTCATAAGTCATTTCGTTTACCTTTCTTAACAACTGTTGATTTCTTTTTTTCTCGGTATTTAACTCTATAACAGACATTTTGGAAACCGTCTTTAAAGTATCAATATAACTGTTTAACCTCATTAAGGAATTTATACAGTCAAATATTATTTTTTTTTGATCTTTATTTTTCGAATTACCATACCATTTTGTGAAGTTTTCCATCAAAAAATTTCCGTCTAAAACACTTTTTAAATCTAAAAGCCTTTCCGTAGATTCTAAGCGCTCAAAATCTTTTTTTTGATTGTCTATTAATTCTGATAAAAAACGTTCTCTTGCTTTATCTATTTTGTTTTTCATAACTTAAAAAGGTAAATCATCATCTTCTGTTTCTATGTTTGAAACTATTGATTGATTTTTTTGGTTATTTTCTAGTGTACCTATACTATCAACATCAGATTCATATTCCCTTTCTAATTCCTCTATTTCTTCTATTGATTTTTGTTCAGCATACCTCTTTTCTCCGTTAATCCAATTGTAATACCTAAACTTTTCTAAATCAAAGTAAGCTTTGTAAACACCTCTTTTTGCAACTGATCTTGGTTTAGCTTTAGTAACCATAATATGAACTTCATTTTTACTTCCATCTGGTCTGTGAACCGTAATCATACATTTCCCATTGTTAAACCATTCGGTTCCACCTTTCAAATGATAAGGCGATGGTGGTTTTCTTTTTCCTTTTTCGTCCTTATCTGTTCTTGTTGGATGAATAACAATATTTATGTGCATATTGTATTTTTCAGCTATAGCATTTCTATAACTCAACACATATTCTAAATATTTATCATCCCTACCAAAACTAGATGTATCGTGTTTTAAATCTTTCCAACTATCTACAGACATTGTTTGTAAACCACCTTGAATATTTAAACTCATTTCAACACCCATATCCCAAAATTCTATAGGTGATAATTGACTTTTTAAATCTTCCTTTGTAAGTATAAAAAAATGTTCACAAATCCAATCTGAATGTGCTGATATTTCAAAATCCGTAATGTGGTTTTTGTATCTTTTATCAAAAGTTTTACCGCTCCTTTTATGTATCAAATCTGCTAATATTTCTTTTGCATCACCAACATCTGGAAAATATACCAAATGTTTCCATCCATACCATTCTGACGTGTTTAACAAACATTCCATTAAAACCTGTGTCTTTCCACTCTGTGGAATACCAGTCCAATCCGTTGTCACCCCTAAAGCCATTGAATAATATTTATGAAACTCTGGAAAACCTAAATACTTTCCTCTTGTAGCACCATTCTTGGCATACGAAACTAATTCATTATAAATCTCACTAGATTTTACTATTTTAAATCCTTTTATCATTTGTGTAAATTTTATTAATTCAATTATTTGTTTTTCGTTCATTTTTATTAAGTTTATTTCATTAAACACGCTACTAATCATACAAATAGACCGTTAGGCACAATTAACGACCGTGGTTCGTTGCTTGCAATTGGCTTTTGGAATAGGCTTTGGTTTGTTTTTTAAGTTTGTCAGCACCTTGCCCTCTTGACCTTAATTTATATCCATTTTCATTAAGAAATTTATAATACATTTCTTTATTTGTAGATGGTTTTTCAATCCTGTATTGTTCTGTTATTTTTAACTCATTTAGTATATCTTCAGTATAGTTTATAGAAGTAAGTTTATAATACGGAGAAATTAAGTCAAGAGTGCGTCTAAGGTCTAGCATTTCTTGCACGGTCTTGTCTTTATATTTTCCAAAACCCATTTTTGATTTTCTTGTCATTGTTCTAAGTGTCGGTATCATAAGTTAACTGTGCCTAACAATGGCTATACGTAATGCCTTGCAAGGTCTTGTTATAAATTTGTTCGTATGGTTTAATCGGCACATACGCATAGCCGTAGCCGTTAAAAATGTTTTTTTAAAAATTAGAAAACCCACCATTTTCCAAATTCTCAAAATCTTCCTTTTTTGTTGTTTCTTCTGATTTATAAAAACCATATTTATCCAAAGTAGATGATCTGCTAAAAAATTCTGGTGTAGAATATTTATAACCTTGTTCAATATGATGTTTATTGTTAGCAACGTTTTTAATCGCTGTAATAATAACTTCTTTGGTATAACCATCTTTTAAGCGTGTTTTAAACTTAGATTGTGTAGATTTATTTATAACAGTAAATCTACCATTACCTTTTCTGTTTTGAGTTTTATTTATAAAATCTAAAAGACCTTTAAAATCTATTATACTTGTATTATTAACACTTGTATTATTATCCTTTAACTTTTCTTCAATAGGGGTATTTAACTTTTCTTCAATAGGGTGTGTAATTAAAGTTAAATACCTATTTAAAATTTGTTTACTACCCTCTTTATAAATAATAACAGACTTTATATATCCAAAATTTATAAGGTTTTTTATCCATTTACTTACAGAAGTTTTTGAAACACCATATAAATCTGCAAAATATTGATTATTTGCCCAACACTTACCACTAGACTGCGTTAAAGCTGTTATTTCTCCATATAATAGTTTTTCGTTTGCTTTTAAATTACTGTCATATCTAACATCTGCAGGTATGATAGCATAATAACTAGGATTACTCATAATAATTATACAAAAAACCCCATAAATCCCGTAGGTTCTCACTTCTACGTTCATTATGAGGTTTATGTTATTTTTTTAAGTTGCTATAATGTGAGAACGCAACTACAACACAAATATAATCAAATAAATTAATTCCTTTTATTTATTTGATAAACAATACCCTGTATTGCTTTAGGTTCTTTTTCGTAAGCTTCTATAACCTGTCTAATCTCGTCAAACTTGTAAATATTTAATTTAGATAAACTCTTAACCACATCATATTGAGTGTCAAATAAATTATCTGTACCCTCTTCCGAAGCATTTAATAACTTTTCATAATAGTCATTCTGAATTTTACTTAATTCGCTTAAAAAACGATTTCCTGTTTGTTTTATTTTTTTTCTGTAAACAGGTGTAAGTTTAACCTCTTCCATAAATTCAAGAGTAACAGAAGCCGAAATTATAAACTGAGCTATTTTGGACAATATTTTTTGCTCCCTTTCCGTAGTAGTATCTTTTGATTGCTCCACTTTATTTTAGTTTTTAGTTAAAATGTAATTTTCTACAACCACCACATACGCATCATTTTCTTCAAAATCTGCCATTTTAGGCATTTTAAAACCTTTTTGATGCACTAAGTGTCTTTCATTCGCTTTGTTGATTATTTCATCTGTTTTTGGGTAAATTTCAAAAAAATCTAAATTAGGGTAAAAATGGTCTTTTACACCTTGTAAATCTTCCCAAGACAAAACAACATCTTCTGATGCTTGACAAGTAAGTATAATATAGTTTTTACTTTCCGAAATAACCAAATCTAATTTTATAAAACTATCCATTAATTAACATTTGTATTTTATCATTGTTCAATAATTTGACAAGCTTAACTTTTCCAGACGCAAGACCTATGTCTAAAGCCTTAAACTTTTCTTCATCTTTAAAAACCCTTTTCACATACAAGGACTTTTCACCAAAATTTGGATTGTAACTAATAAAATCACACCATTTTCTTTTGGTCATTAACAGACCCGTTTGCATCTGCCAAATAGTTTTAGTGTCTATTTTATCAGTTAAAATTAAATCTAAATGCTTTTCATCATTTCTAGCTTTAATCTCTATTAAACCATCATCTGATACAAAACCATCTGGCGAATATCCAGAATAATTACAATACTGAACAAAACCTATTTCTTTTACATCAACACCCCTTTCAAACTCATATTTCAATCTTGCTATAGGTTCCAATTCATCACCTCTTTGCATATCAAAACCATAGAAACGATCTGCGTTAGGATTTATCTTTGATAAAACCAATTTTTTAACATAAGTATCTAAACCCTTTCCATTGTTTGCTATTTCTTGACCGTGCGATGCTGTTAGTTTAAGCTCTCGTAGTTTTAACCATTCTTCGGTACCTTGTTCTACATTATGAATAATCATACTACAAACCTTTAATTTGTTTTTTCTTAGCACCTAGCATTTCCATAAAAAGCTTTTCATCCTCAACAACATCTTTGTTGTTTTCATAAACCATATTTAACTGATCTAGGGTTTCACAAGAATCAATAGTTTCTTTTAATGTCAAATCATCTTCTAAATCACTATGCAAAGGTTTATCTAAATCGTAATTTTCATTGTCAATAGCTTCTATGTTTTTAAACTGATCTTTAAAAGCTATTTTACAAATTCTCTTCACAATAGATTTTAAAACCATTCTATCAAACCATTTATCCCAAATAGTCTTAGTCTTAGCTGTAGATTTTATTTTATCTATTTCAGAAACATTTAAAGTTTCTATAAATTCACCTCTATTGTTTTTTATTATACCATAAGCACCGATGATAGTCCTATTATTCTCAAATGGATTTGACATAGTATGCTTATAAATAACCTTTCCAGATTCTTTTGAAAATGAAAATTTATCACCCTCATATACAATACCGAAATCAAACTTTGTTTCTGGATAAACATTTAAAACTTTGTTTTTGTAGGCTTGGTAATCATAACTAACCATTAATTTACCTTTAAATGTCAAAGTGATGTTTTCCCCATCTATATACAAATTGTCAATAGCAACTTTTTTATACATAGAAATAAAAGCTTCATCTTTTTGATACTGAAACCATTTATTTTTCAATTGCTTAGTTTTGTCTTTTTCGGTACTTAAAAAACTTAGGTAATCCAAATACACACCTACTTTCACCTTATCATAATCCGATAATCCCTTTTTTATATACTCTCTATTCATCTTTTTGTTCTTTTACTATATCCTCATACTTTGCACCAGTAACAGATAATATATTATTTAATACCACTAAAAAATTGGGGGTTCTACCTGCTTTCATATTAACCAAATCTTGATACTTTTTACCAATCATTTCCGCCAGGTCCTTTCGGTTAATAGGATTTTCTTTGTCGATACTATTGTGAATATCGATAGCTTTGTCAATATCAATGACTAACTTTTTTTTACTCATATATTTAATGTTTAAAATTTTCAATTTGTTCTTTTAGTTTTTCTATTTCTGTTTCAAAATCACCTATATTACTTTCTAAATCTTCAACTTCCGATTTAAGCTGATTTACATCTTGAATTAATGAATCCCGTTCATTTTCTAAATCTTCTGTATATACATACAACCCATTTCCCCATTCCCTAAGTTCGCTGTTCGCTTCTCTTATCGATTCCATAACTTCCTTTGCTTCATTAAGCTTATCGATAATTAAGTCCGCTTCTTCTTTGTGAAGCAGGGTGTTTTTTTTGATGTACTCTGATTCATTGATTGCATCATCCATTTTAGAAATAACATCATTAATAATAGGACAAGTATTTCCTATCGGTGCGTGATCTGTTGGCATAACGTGATAGATTTTGTTTTGTGATACATCAAAAGTAATAAATATTTTTATTACAACAAAGGGTTTTAATAAAAAAATTAATTAAAAAAATAAAAGCCTTAAAACTAATTAAGGCTTTTTATGTTTCTATCACAAAACAAACGACATTGAAGTAGGTCGCAATGCAAATATACTATTTATCTAATAAAGACTTTAAAATATTATTGAATTTGTTGTTTAAAAAGACCATAAACACAATTAAAGCTATCACCAATACAACAATAGCATAAATAAAATTCTGAGGTTTAAAATCGTTCTTTTTCTCAGAATTAACATTTATATCATTTTTTATATCCTGCCTAATTAATTCCATAGTTTCAATTAATTCTGCGCTTAAACATTCAAATTTTTGATTTCCAGACGAATCATATGTGACTTTGGCTATAGTCTTATTTTCATAGTTAACCCTTTTTATTATAGTATCATAATACCTAACATTAGGAATATCTATGGTTATAGTGTCACCAGGTCTTGTTATGGTGTTTTTCTTAACCACTGTATTAGTTACAGTGTTATCTTTCTTTTTAATGTTTTTGTAAGTACTACAAGAAAACAAACAAAAACAAAACAAAATAAAAACTACTATTTTCATAATTTTAAAATATTTCTTTCTTCTACACCTATACTTCTCAACCAAGTTGGAACATCAAAAGATGGACAACTTTTGTTTGCCAACTGATTATGACCGCCAACCAAAATATTTGGATGCCTTAGTATCATAAACTTAGTATATAGTTCCATTGTCTTTTTTTGTTCAAAAGTTCTAGTGTCCTTTGGAGGATAGAATTTTTGCCAAAACAATTTGGTTGCGCTACAACCACCAGAATAGGTAACGTGTCTTGCTTCTCCATTAAAACCACGTGCTCCATTAGATATTTCCCAAAAATCAATTCTATCATCTTGATTAAAAGGGATGATGTTTTCTAAAGAACCGTCTAAATGAACTATGTCGCTATAACCTGGCTTACTCCACCCCCTTTCTACTAAATGCCACTGTTCTATATCTTGCTTTGTAACTTCTCTACCCTGCGGTGTAGCTGTACAATGCCAAATCAAATATTTTAATTTTCCCATTATAAAAATAATTTACTGAATAAAAATTTACCTAAAAAGATAAGGGCAGATGTAATAACACTCGCAACAGCTCCTATGAACTTTGCTTTGTTCTTATATATCTTTTCTCTTACTAAAAAATCATCTATCTTTTTTTCAATTTCTTTTTGTCTACCAACTAAACCGATTTCTCCAATAGCATCATCTTTTTCTAAAATACCTAGTATTCTAGTAACGCTCTTTTCAAGGCTATCAACTTTGTCCTCAAACTGCTTTTGATCCATTTTTTGTAATGTTTGTATATTGTTATTATAATAATTAAAACAAAACCTAAATACTCATTTACCCCTAAACTTTTTGGGTCAAACAATAATTCATCAAATAAATTGTTCCAACAAGCTAAATAAAATATTTCTGTAATAACCCTCCATTTTACAGAAAACATATTTTTTGTTAACAACAATAAAGATTTTATACTATACGAATATCCTAAGAAACTAATCGCTATAGCAATATAAAATACCCCGAATCCTGTTAAATCTTTTATAAGCCCCCAAAAAGAGTAGGCAAAAAATGTGGTAGAAAAAGATAAAACAAGTATTAGTTTTATTTTTTTAATCTCTGTCGCTTGGTCTACTTCCGACTGGCGGACTAGATTTTTTAGCGTTAAACTCAACCCTGTCAATCCCATTATTATATTCTGGTTGTCTAATACCTAAGATAGATCGTAAACGCTGTAACACTATTTGAAAAAACAAACCAAGTAAAAAAACTGTTATAAATTTGTCAGAAAATAAATCTTTTGCAAAATCAAATCTACTTGTTATTATACCTGTCCAGTTTTCAAAAAACCTAAACAAAACGTAAAACACTATAAAACCAATAAACAACTCTATACGGTTGTCTTTCCACCAATAAGATAAAGAAAAATCTGATGTTTTCTCACTCCTTGTTTGAAAATCGACAAGTTTAAAAAGTACAAAACCAATTAAAACTAAAAAACTGCCAAACAGCCACTCTGGTACTGTTGAACTACCTAAAAAAATTCCCATAATACATAAAATTAATAATTCCTTTTATTTTTATTCACAACCTTGTCATTAAACACAAGGTTTAAAATTGCTTTCCTTGTTTCTGTAAAGTATTCGGTTCCATCATTATTTTCAAACTTAACAGCAAAATCTACATAACTATAGGAATGATTGTTTAAATTATAATCATTTATCCTAATATCATCAGATAAAATCAAAAAATCAGTTATTTCATCTTTAACACAAACAGGTATTAAATTTGTTTGCAACTTATATGTACGTGTTTGCTTTATAGAAATCTGCCTTTTATTATAGTTTCTATCCACTAATATATCTTCCTCTAAAGAGAAATCACCACGACCAAAAAAACCAGGTACACGTAATGATGATTTAAAACCACTGTCTGTAAAATCTGCATTATATTCTTCCAAAAGACCAGACATAGTAACATCCATTCTAAAAGTCTTGTCAGAATACAAAGATGAATATTCCTTTAAATTATAAACTAAATATTCTTGTTCTATTTCCAAACCTACAACACCAAGCCTTTTTACTACTTTATAAGCTCCCTCACCTAAATCCAATAACACCTTTTTCCAATCTAAAACAAAATATTTTAAATTACCATTATTAGAAATGGCGCCAAAATCTTTAAAATCACCATAAGTATCATCATTTAATTCATATTCTGTGTCATTAGACATATCAATCATTACAAATTCTGCCGTCTCACTTGGAACCTGTCTTTGATGCCAAAACCCAGAAAAATCATTTTTATAAGAACTATCATCTTCTGATGACGCTAATACATAGTGTAAATAACAACACTCCTTAAAAATAACTTCCGGTGGCTCTACCGGTTCTGGTATTTGCACAAAGTTTGCAAAAGATATAGTTCTTTCCCTAAAAGCACACTGCAGGTCTATTGAATTACAAGCAAATTCACTATTATCTACATATAAAAAATCGTTTAATTCTGCCATAATCTATAAATCTACTATTCCTGTAATACCGTTTAAAAATCCATTTACATCTTGATTATAAACAACACCATCTATTTCGTAAAAAAAACTGCTTTCACATTTAGAAGCATCCCATTTAAGAGTGTATGATTTTAAATACTCATAATCTACATATAAATTTTCATTACTGTTGTTTATTATAACATCAAATTTAACCTCTAAATTTTTTGTGTAATCTATAAACAAGAAAAAAGAAGATTTTTTTTCTTCTTGATTGCCATTTAAAATAATAGGTTTATCAATACCTATATTTAAAACACCTAAACCATAATCTTTTCCATTGATAGTTCCTATTGCTTTTCCAGAATAAAACGAATCATTACTTTCAAAATCTAATTTAAGCTCATTAAAAAAAGGATTAAAAGTATTTGGCGTAGTTACATCCTGAACTCTATTGGTTCCATCTACTGTAGAGTTTGCATATAACCACTCATTTAATGGAGTTCCACCAATTTGTGATGTATCTTGTTCAAAATCTAAAGTCAAAGTTTCTACATCATCGATTTTGTAACTATTTAGTTTTATACCACCAGATGTTGCCAACAATGAATCTTCAAACAAACTATCTAAAATGAAATATGTTTTAATGTTGTCAGAACAATAATTGTAATTAGCGAAATTCAAATCAAACAATCCAAATAAAAAATCAAACCCCTCTACTACTTGTAAACTCAATTTTATTTCTTGATCAGAATCTAAGTTGTATTTAATAATTCTTTCGTAAAAACCTTTTTTTCCTTTTTCTACATCACCTACATCAAAAACTTCATCTAAAAAAACATCAGAACTTGTTTTAACAATAACCCTAAAAATTGCATTGGAAGTAGTAGTTATGTTGTCAAACAAATAATTAAAAGACAATAAAAATCTATCTTTAGAAGATAAAGCAATACCTAATGACTTTTCAAATACAGAATCATTAGTTTGATTAAATGCTAAAAACCCATTACTTATAGTAATAGGATTTATTGATAATGTACTCCAACTATTTATATCATCGTCTATTAAATAATCTATAGATGTTAGGTAAATTAAATTTTTATCACACATTTTTTAAAATAAATTATTCCAAGATGTTCCATTCCAACACCTCAATGTTTCTAAAGTTGAATCGTAATAAACAGTTCCTCTACTTGGACTTGATGGTGCTATTGTTGGTTCTAGCTTTATAAAATCAGACACTTTTACTGAACCATTTACCTGTAATTTTTCACCTGTATCATTACTATCAAAATCAACAATACCTAAACCTAAATTTCCTGAACTTGTCAGTAACTTCAAATACGTTTCATTTATGGTATTATTTATATCATCGTATTTTCCGAATCCAAAAGAATTTTGATTTACAAATATTCTTGTGTCTACATTACTAAGATTGGATTGAATTTTTGCTTCTCCGAATTCTGATTTAAACTCACCTTTTGTGCCTGCTGAATTAAACCCAATAATTGCGGTTGAATCTGTTATTGTTGAATAACCCAAGCCCTGACCATCATATCTTGTTATGCTTACATTATAACTCCCACCTGTTAATGAAAAACTCGAAAAAGAATCTAATCCAGTAGGATATAAATTTGTTGTTAGAGAAGCTTGATTAAAAACAAATTGACTAGAACCAATATTATGGACTACAGTGCCATCAGTAAAAATATGCTTAAAGCTTGACCCATTATCAAAACTTAAAACCAAAGCGTTGTTTTCTAAATTTAATAGTGTTGAGTTTACTTGGCTAGAAACCTTATTTAACCCTACATTTAAGTAAGAATTATAGTTATCATTACTGGAAGCTCCTGTTAACCTAACATTTCTGGAATTCAAATCAACATTACTATAATCAAATGTGCTTTTATAGTTATCTGTTCCGTTAGTTGTTAAAATATCTAATTCTAATGCTCCTAAATTTAACTCAGTATCATAGTTTGCAACACCTCCTAAATGAACACTATTGTTTCCATCAATAGACATTAAATTACCCCCTAAATATGGCTTTAGTCTGTCTTCAACAAAAACAAGTGCATCTGCAACAGTTTCAGCGTTAGTTATTGTTTTTTCTTGAACAAATATTTTAAATGTATTTGTAGATGTATTATCTATAAAATTAGTATTAGTACCGCTAATTGGAACACCATTTGCATCTAAAAAATCTGTTGGGTTAATTGAACCAAACTCAAAACCTGCATAACCTGGTTCTACGAAACTGTCAAAATAATCTGATATATAAAGTGATGCTAACTGACCATCTAAACCCTCAATATAAACTGTGTCTCCAACCTCTAAATCAAATAAAATAGAGTTAGGGTCTAATGTTCCATCGTTATCCCAGTTTGAGACAAAAGTATAACCCGCATTATACTCATCTTGTGTATAAGTTATATAAACAGTTCCCTCTTCTGTGATTACATTGTCTATTTTTTTTATGTTACTGTAGTTGTTAACCAACAAAACATCAGTCTCTGTAACTGTTCCTGCGCCTGATGAAACACCATCTATAACAATAGTTCCACTCGCAGTCTCTGTAACAGTAATATTGTTACCTCCAATAACTTCTGGAATAGAATCCATTGTAGCGATATTCAATGACTTTATTAAGTCATCTTTTTCCATAAAGAAATTCATCTTTTTACTATTAAACCTTAATAAAGGAATGTAAGTATTAGATTCAACTTCTGTTTTTTGCACTGCGTTAGGTATTTTAATACCCTTTTCAAAAACCTTTTGCGAAAATGCACTAAAGGTTGATAAAAAAACTAAAAAGTAAATTAATTTAAGCTTCATATTATTATAATTTAAGTTTTTATTCTGGATCAGTATCGTTAACTATACTATAATCTCTTTTATCCCATGACGTTCCTAATGTTGGGTCACCCGACACATATATCATATCCACATCATAATCATTTGCATTTGTTTGACCATTGTAAGCCAAATCTCCTGCTACAGGCACTGCGGTTGTACCACCCGAGTTATTTCTGGCTTTAAAATCAAATTCATAACCATCTATAATAATTTTGTTAGTAGATGAATTTGCGCCACCACTCATATAAAAATCCACAACACATAATTGCTGTGTTGTAGAGCTATAAGCAAAATTCGTGTTTTCAGCCAAACCACTAACTGTAACGTTGTAAACATCATTATTTGAACTGTCAACGTCTGTGATGTATGACTTATATTCTAAAAATACACTTCTACCCTCGTAGTCTTTAAATTTAATTAAATCACCTACAGAAAGTTTAGACAATAAAAAACCGATGTCATTATTATCAATAGTGTTTTTAGAAAAAGTCACTACAAAATCATTAGTTTCATTCATTGGGTTATTGTTCCAAGAAAAGGAACCAGATGGTGTAACACCTAATGGAGATTCGTTTATAGCCACGAAAGGGAAACCAGTATATTTACCTAACTTAGAAAGCATCTGTAAAACAAATGCTTTATGATTATCGACTTTTATACCGCTTATCCCTAAGTTCTTATCAAGTGTTTGATTAACACTATCTTCAATTAATTTTATATTATCAGACATAATAATTTGTTTTATTCGTATGATTCCTCGTAATATTCTTCATAATACCCACCATCTTCTTCATTTATCACATTCCCGTCTGTAATACATCCTAATCTTCCAGTAATTTTATATCTAAAGGCATCAGTCAATTTTGTGTGATCTACTAATGCCGATATTTTTACTGTGTTTGGGTCTACTTGTTCTATTTTTAACTTAGTTTCCCCTTGTAAAGGTACTAAAATATTATCGTTTTCTGATCCCCAAACACTACTCAACTGCCTGTGTTCAAATAAACCAGGACCTTTGTCAACTTCAATAGTCATAACGCCATATAAATTTTCTACTGACATTGGTTCAGATAGATTTGTAAATAATATTTCTATCCTCGTTTCTTCATTCGACAATAAAATACCTAAAGGTTTTCCAGTTTCTGAATCAACACCAGTTGACAAAAGAGTGTTATTAGAATTTCTATAGTAGAAATGTTCAGTTTCTATATTTGTATTTTCATCGTAACCATTAAAATCTATAGGAAACACATTTTTATAGGTGTAGTTTTCACCATCTTTAGACACCTCAATTTCTACAAAAAAACCAATTTCATAATTACCCGACCTTAAATAATCTAACCAATTATTATTGTACCCGTTATTTAATTTTTCTAGGTCAAAAAATTCATTTGGAACATCTTGTTTTTCGATCCAATCCTCCCATCTTATTTTATTAGCATAATATCCTGTGTAACCAAAAGAAGTGTCTGAATCTAAATCTTCATTTCTAAATAGTTTAACCCAATTTTTATTGTTACCATCTTCTAACTTAAAACCTCTTATAGTATCAACATCAAAACTTTGCAATCCATCAACTTTAGGGTAATTAGAAGTGTTAATAAAAAATCTTTCTAACACAAATGGTAAACCTGTATCTAAATTAAGAACTTGATAACCATAAACTACATTGTTTACAAATTCATCTGAATCTTTGTCTATTGTAAAATCTACCCTAGCCAAAACATCATCCTCTAAAAAGCCTTTATACAAATCAACACCTGTACTGTTTTCAGTATATGGATGCTCCAAAAACCTAACAGCCATATTATTATATTCACCTATTGGTAAAACAGTTTTTTCTAAAGCATTAAAGTCTGCTAATAAACTAACTCTATTTCCGAAATTAATTTGAGTATCAGCGTCATCAACCGACACCCACAAAACATAATTTCTATCATCACTACTCCTAGAATCGAAGAAATTAGTAAAATCCTCATTAGGCAAAAACCTCACTCTCATTCTTACCGTAGTATCACTCTCTTTTGTGAAAATAACATTATCTGATGCCTGTGAATCTATCCTTACTTCTGAATCACCATCTATTCTTGGATAACCTAAAAACACTGTGTTCCCAGAATCTTCATCTATTGAAAAAGATGTGTTAGAAGCTCCTTGAAACATTTTACCACTGTTAACAATAAGGTTTCTATGATAAGATTGTTTGTTAAACTTGTAATCTTCTTCATTATTAGGAATCCAAGCAAATCCAAAGTTAAATTTATTTGTACTGTCAATAGAATCAAACCCACTTATTAAGACATCAACAATAACTGGCACCGCATAATCTAAAGAACCTAAAGCTTCTCCATCGTCATTATAATACCCAATACTTTCAATTTTAAATTTATTATCTAAACCATTAAAATTTTCATCAAACCATCCTGTGTTACCCAATCTTTCTGTGTGATCTGTATTGTTTTTTATAGACGTGTTAGGGTTATTCCATTCTGGGTAGACTTCTATTTCAAAATTATCTGTTAAACTATCTCCGTCCTGCAGGGCTTTTGGTGTGGTTCTATTTTCTAAATCTGTAGGAATATCACAAAAAATAGGCAACATATAATCTAAAGAAACTTCAAACACATTACTATTATCATCACCTATGGCACTAACAACAGAAACCTCAATATTTCTTGGTTTTAAATATACTGTCCTAGCTACAGATCTAGCAGGTGTGTTATACCCAAACGTAAGCGCTAAACTATCTCCTACATCTAAATCCACCCCTATAATATTTCCAAAAGATATATTACTATCTTTATAAGGTGTAGCATTGTAATACTCATTTATAGTAATTCTACTATCATATATCAAATTACTACCTCCTGTATATTTTATAAAAGCTATCATTATCCTGTCACTTGGAGAATTTTCACTAACACCACCAACACCTAATACACCAGAAATATCAAAGTATTTGATTCCAGATTCTTGGCTATTGAATAAAAAAACATCTGCTAATTCACCGTTTGCAAATCTAGGATTAGAAGTGTTTGAGGGAACCACATTAAGAGGTATATAACTTTGAGATACGTTTTTGTACTGCGTGTTGTCACTAGACATTGTTAAAGGAAATGTAGCGAATATATTATCTACTGTAAACGTTCCATTATCCAAAGCTTTCATTTCAAGAAAGGTTCCCGCACCCCCAGAACCTGTTGCTTCAAAACCTGTATCTACTTCACTTATTTTTTTTATGTAAGCTCTTTCTATAGCCATCCCCGACTGATAACCATCTGGATTCATCAAAACTTGTTGATTTGTAACTATATCCCCCAAACCAGAAAATGAAAATTCTGTTTGTGTTCCATCAACAACTGATTTAATGTTGTTATCTTGATAGTTACTGTTAGTCAACATACTGTGTCTGAATTTCAACCCCTCTGGTATTTTAGATGTTTTAAATTCCACGTCATAAATAGCATAAGAACCTCTGTCCGTAGGCATTATTTGAACGTCAAAATCTATATCTTCATCTACTTCCATTATGTTGGAATACATATTTACTATGGTGAATAATAAAGAATAGTATGTTTCTGTGCCATCATTATTTTCCCCATACTCTAATGTTACTTCATCACCTAAATCAAAACCATAGTCAGCCCAATTTTTTCCGTTATTTAATTCAAATGAGTTGTTTACTGCGTTTATAGTTACAGTTTCCGATGATGATGCAATAAAATCTACATTTGCTTGAAAAGTTAAAACCAACCTTTGCCAATCTCCTACATTTCCTAATAACCAATCTACTGTCTCCTGCCTATCGTGAAACTGACTACTATACTGTCTTTTAATTATTTTTACACTCATTTTGTAAATCTTTTAGAATTTTATTTGCTTCCTCATACTTACCCTTTTTTGATAAAGCTATTGACTGACTAAACTTAGCTTGTAATTTTTCTACCATTCCTTTTTGATCGTCTGGAACATTCTTTTTAAGTATTGCAAGAGTTTCATTAAAACCATCTATTTGAGGGACTAAGTTTTTAGACGCTTCTAAACCAACTCTTGCAATTTCTTTTAATCTTTTATAATCAGATGACATATTCTATAGTTAAATTGTTAGTGTATTTTTTATTTATTCTAATGTTTAGAATTGCCTTGCCATTATGTGGTGTGTATTCCATATAATCAATTTCAACATCATTCCCATCAACATCTTTTACTTTATTACTTTCTAAAATATACGCAAAATCGTTTAAACTCATTGGTACTTCCACACCGTCTATCAAATAAAATTGATTATGAACACCATTTACTTCCGCAAAAGAGTTTATAAAATGATAATTGTTCCATAGCATAGATGCGTTTATTTCACCTCTTTGATTTCTTGCTAAGGAACTTCCGTTCATTTTGACAACTTTTGCATTTGTTATAAAATGGCTAGACATTAACATACTTCCTATTCTTGATTCTATTTGGTTTGCGAAATTAGTTCCACCACCAAAAATACCTGTCAGCCTATCAACAAATGAACCTAAATCTTTTGCTAACTCTTCTACCCCTGTTAAACTTGTTTTTGTTTTACCTAGCGAATACGGTAACGATACTTCGGATAAACCTTTTATATTAACCAAATCTTCATTTATTGAATTATTAGGACGTATAATAGCCTGGAACAACCTACCTGTTTTATCGTCTAAAGTGTTTAAATCTTGAATATCATATGAAAAAGCTATATTGTAATTAGCCACCATTTCATCTGTATTAAAATTCGAAACATCTAACAATCTATCTTGGTCATTGAAAAAATTAGGTATAACATATGAAGATTGTGATTCTAGTTTATCTCTTCTTTCAAACTTAAAAACTCCATTTTGGATAGAATACTCAGCATTAAACATTTTTTTCATTTCACGTATTAAATCTCCAAAAGTATTTAATGGACTTTCATTATCTGGATAACCAACCTCACCACTTTCACCACCTTTTTTATCTTTCTTCGGTATATAAACCCATTCCAATTCTGTTATACTGCTTTCAAAAGTTAATCCTAAATAAGAACAAGATTTTTCAAACATTTTTCTAAAAGTCATTCCTAAATGATCTCTTTTAGCAGGTAATATCTGATCAAAAATTTGTTCTATGAGTTCTTTTATAGCAATAACTATAGCTATGGTATAAATTATTCTTGCAACAAGCTTTAAGGCGGTTAAAATAAAATTACCTAAATCCCATGCGGTTACAGCTACAGCACCAAAACCTACACCAACCCCAATAACAGGCGTTACAGCATCAGTAATATCACCAATTGATTCCGCTATAGCATAAGTGTTTTCAATTAATTCTTTTGTCATCATATATAAAGATATTGATAACAATATTAACTGCACACCATCTGGTATATAGTTTATTACATACGGTACTTTTGTATAATCACCGCTATTAACAACACCTTTACTGTATAAATAGGCAAAACTAAAACTATCTGCAACATCATTTAACCAATCAGATTGCTTTCGTTGTTTTAAAGAACATATTATTTCTTCATTACCTATCATCTGCAGGTTATCTGTAAAATCTAAATACCCATCAAATGTATATATTGGGCTAGATTCTTCACCAACAACAATAGAATATGGTTCCCCCTCAAAAATTCCAACACCTCCATTTAATCCATCGAAAATTCTTTTTCTTAAATAAGTGTTAGCTTCTAAAACAAAATCTAAATCTGAAATATTAATGTTTATTTCTTCATTACTGTTTATAAAATCTTTTTTTATAACTAAACCTTGCCAACTTCTAGGCTCACCAAAGTCTTTACCGTTGATATAATGCCTTGTTTTGTGTTTTGGTATCATAATCTATTTTTTTTAACCTTGTAATGAATCCTTTTTACCCTATTTCCTTTTTTCCTTGTTTCAGTAAGCTTCAAAACACCGTCAACAAGCCCCTCAACATCAAAGCTAAATTCCTCTTTATTCTTTATTGCTTTTACTATTTCATCAGAACCATTATTGGTAGGTTTCTCAGTATTCGATGTTAACATTAAAGCCCTAAAATCAGTGTTTTGTTTAGTAAACATATTCTTATCTAAAACCCCTAAAGACGCTTGTTTTTTGAAAATCCTAAAATTCTTCTCACCAATATTATTCATTTCTTTCCTAGACAAAAACCCCTCTCCACCCTCGTGGTAAGCCAATATACCCTTTCTCATAGAGTGACTTCGACCTAAAGTAACACCATTACTATTTGTTCTAACCTTTTCTATACCGTCTACACCTACAATACCACCATCACCAAAACTAGAAGTTATCGCATTTAGGATAGCAAAATCTTTTAATGCTTTTCCTAACGGGTCCTTTTCCCCTGCATTAGCATAATTAGTATAAGATGTATAAATAGTTTTTATTTTTTCAATTCGTTCCTGTCTCTTTTGCTGTCTTATTAATTCCGCTTCTTGTTCTGCTTTGCGCTCTTGTTCAAAAGCCAACGTGTTTTCTAAACCTGCAATTGCCCTTTGTCTCTGTTCATCTATTGCCTGGTCCTGCCTACTAATCAAATCCTGTTGCTGTTGCAATTCTTGTTGATTTGTTTTTTGTATCTGATTAATAATTTGCTGACCAATTTTCCTTGCTTCCTTTTCTCTTTCTTCCTGCAGGTCTAAAAGTTTTTTTTGTTTTTCTTTTTCATCTTTAATTTCTTCATTTATAACCTCTCTTCTCAACTGTCTTTCTAACTCATTCCTTTGCTTTATTAATTCCAAATAACGCTCGGATTTTGTTTGTTCCGCATCCTCTAAAACATTAATTTGTTCGTCTAAGCTATTTATTTGAGCATCTAAACGTCTATCTTCCGATAATTGAGTAATATTATCTTTTTCTTTTTCTAAACCCTCCAGCTCCTTTAAAATCCTTTTTCTTTCTGATGAAGAAACGTTACCGTTTGCTTGATTTATTAAATCAATTCTTTTTCTGTTTATTTTTTCTAATTCGTCTAACTCAAATTCTGTAATACTATTTTCCTCTAAAAGGTTTTTTGTTTTTACAGCCAACTGATCTATAGCATCACCCAAATCTTTAAAATCCTTAACACCATTTCTAGCTTCTATTAAGAATTCCCTTAAACGATTAATAGGTATTTCTGCTAAACCCAAACTTTGCAATTCTTTATTTAATTCTACTATATTATCTATAGATAATTTAATACCGTTCTGAAAAACATCGAAACTACCATCAGAATTAAACTCTATTTGAAAATCTATATCCTGCCCTGTTTTTCTTGCATACTCTGAAAACTCATCTAATTCTTTTTGTGCGTTTATCCTAAAAGAAGAAAGCAATCTGTTAAATTCATTTATTCTATCCTGCGTATTCCTTGAAGTGTTATTTATAAACTGCTCCGATAAGTTTTTTTCTGTATCAATTAAATCTATTAGTAAATCTAAATTTTGTTCAAACAAATCCCTGTCTATTTCACGCCTTTTCTTAGCGTTTTCTTCTCTGTTTAAGGCGTTTTCATTTTCTATTTCTCTAAGTTTAATCAAAGCATCTTGTTGTTCTTGAATTAAGTCATTACTTATTTCCAAACTCGCACCTCTCCTTGTAGCTAAATCTAAAGTAGCTTCTGCAAAACCGATCCCTTTTTGGCTAATATCGATATTACTTAATTCTGTTTGATTTAACTTGATATTAGACTTTACCCTTTCATTAATAGCTTCAAGTTCCGCACGTGCTATTTCTTCATTTTTTTTACCAATTTCTTCAATCTTACTTAAAGATTTGCTATTAGCATCTAACTGTTCAGCAAAAGACTTAGTACTATCATCTGCGATTAACTGTAATTGTTCTAACTCTCCATTTAATTTAGTCAATTCTAAATTTAAACGTCTTACTTTATCTTCTAATTCAAAAGCACGATCAACATTAGCTAAATTATCCACAACTGATTCTGAACCATTCTTAACTATATCTGAAATCCTTTCAAATAAACTTTTTGTTTCTTCTTCTTCTTCTTCACCTCCAAAAATATCTGACAACTTTGCTTTACCAGTAAACAAGTCTTTTATAGATAGGTTAGATAAACTTTGGAAGCCCTTACGTATATCAGAAAAGAAACCTATAACATCCGTTGAAACTTCTTTAGCAACTTTTCCAAATATCACTAATCCATTAGATAGAGATTGAGTTATTTTTTGTAGCCTAACTGCTCCTGCTCTAGTATCTCCAAACAAAGAAGATAAAGACGCTACAGCTATAATCACGGCACCTATAATAGATGCTTTCAAAACCTTGTTTAATTTACCAAAACCTATAGCAAAACGTTGGACAGCGGTAGTATTGTTACCTAAATTCTGTTCCATTTCATTCAACTGCTCTTTGTTTAAAGTAAGAATGCCTAACATACTTGATAAAACACCGTCTATTTCACTTATGTTAGTTTTAAAAAGTTGGTTGCTTTTTAAAGCGTTTACTATAGATTCTTCATAGTTACCAATATTTATTTTTGACTGTATAAATTTATCACTGTTGTCATTCAATAAATCTGTAAGTTCGTTTATCTCTTGATTGTATTCCGCAACTTTATCTCTACCCTCTTGCGTAGTAATGTTAACTTGACTAGCGACAATACGTAAAGCACTCAACCTATCCCTAACGTCTTGCAAATTATCTACTCTGTTTTCCAATAAAACTGCGTTAGCTTCTAATATTTTTTGCTCCTGCCTAGACACCTTGTTTAGATCAATAATCTCTTTTTGTTGCTTTGTTATCTCTTGGCTAACAGCTTTTATTTTAACACGTAAATCCGCCCTTGTAGATGCGGATTCTTCCAATGTTTTTACTCCCGCTCTCTCTAAAGCATTGTTTTCCTTTAACTCGGTTTTGTATTTGGAAAGTTGTGTTTCTAACTGAGTTAGATTTTTATTTTGAACTTCCGATAGTTTTATGTTTTTATTCTGGGTTTTTATATACTCTTTTTCTATCTTCTGCAGGTCCTCTTTTGTTTTTTTAAATTCCTTAAAGGAATCGCTTAAACTTTCTGCTAAATTTTCATATTCTAAAATACTTTTTGTGTCTGTTAAATCAGATAAATTAGCTTCCTTAACAATTCTTTTAGCTTCCTTGATCATTTCGTCACCCATATTTTTAAAGTCCGCTACAACTTTATCAAATCCACCATCATTATTAAAAAACTGACTATAATTTATTATTACGTTGTCCATTCTTTTTAGGTTTTAATTCATCTTCTATTTTTTCAACAATTGCATAAAAAGTAAACACATCTAAATCATTTACATTCATTCCAGAATGGTTTGCAACTGATATACTATACTTTGCAAAATCTACCTCTATCTGCCTTTCCAAGTTGTTTTCATCGTGAATATTCCAACTATTAGGCTTGTTGTGTGATAAAATTTCTTTTTCCAAAATAAATAATGAATCTTCAACGTCCTTGCTATCAATAACACCACTCATTAATTCATTTATTCTTTTTACTCTTAAAGCGGATAATTGTACATTCCCGTTGCTTTTAAAATACTTTGGATAGTAAGCTGTAAGTTCGGTTTCGATTTTTTTTTTACTTCCATCAAAACATCATACGATTTTATATAACTTAATCCAATGCGATCTAAATGGTTTAAAACTTCATCCAACCCACTCGATGAAACATCGTTGTAATACTTATTGTTAATTCTTTTAACAAGAATAGCAAAAGCCTTGTCTTTTGGATTATATTCGTTAAAAGCATTGTAAACTAATTGTCTCCTGTTGTTTAATTCCTGTTGAGCTTCTTTAATCATTCCCTTTTGTAGAAACGCTAAAGCTTTAGAAGTTCTAACATCGTAATCCTCAAAAGAATTACCTATTTCAGAACCAATCATTATGTATTTATTCAGTTTATTATACCTTTTCATAGGTAGAGATTCTGAACTATCATACACCTCTATAATATTTCCTTTTATCTTAATTATCATAGTCTAAAAATAAGAAATAACCAAGAACAACAAAAGGAAACAAAATAAAGCCTATACCTAACAACTTAAAACCACTAACCAAAACAAATGAAAACACAGATACCCAAAACATAATGCAAAACCTACAGTTAGAAAGCCTGTATAAGAGTTTAGATTTAGATTGCGCGTAATCATTAAATTTTTTTAATAAATTAAATTTATCAAAAAGACCACCAAAGAAGTAAACCATTCCTAGCGTTAAAATAATATTTTCTATCATAATTTTTCAAATTCTATATATCCCGACTGTATTTGAACCCATCTATTTGTAGCAACAGCAGTAGGTGAAGCTACACCTAAAATTAAAACCTCATCTTTTTCTAAAATAGATTCTGGTAAATCTTTTAAAAACAAAGACGTCATTTGATTTGTGTTATTCGAGTAGTCTCTAGGTCCCACACCGCCATTATCCGCAACTTCATCTAAGACGTATGTAGTTGTAAACACATTAGATGACGGTGTTTTTATTTGTTTAGCCAATATCCAACCCCAAGCTAAGGCATCCGCATTGTTGTTTTTGTGCCAAGCCATAAAGTTCCTAATTCTAACTCTAAAAGGAAAAGAAAACCCACCAGAATTTCTGTTTAAGTTAGAATCTACATTACCTAAATCTTGATTATTAGTATTATCATACGGACCCAAAACACCCCAACCGTTAACTTCGTCAGGGTCTAATAAGAACTGACCACTTAGATAAATAGAAAAACAATTTTTCTTTTCCCCTATAACCAACCAATTATTTGATACATTTTCATCTTTTATAATTTTAACAAAATCATTAGTACACCTTACTATAACCTCATCCAATCCATCAATTGTTTCCCCAGAACTAGGTGTTATAATAAAATCGGAATCCCCTAAATCATTTTTAAAAACAATGGTTTCATCATCGTAATAAGCAGATAAGCTAGATAAAACATACGTCTGCACACCTGTACCAACGCTAGATTTTTTTATAACGGTATAATTCTCATTTTTATATAATTGAGAATATCCTATAGAGCTTATAAAAATTAAAAATATCGTTAATCGTTTCATTTTTTTTTATTTAAAAGGAAAACACGCAACCTTTTTAGACTACGTGTTTTCTGTTACCTAAACAACATACCATCCAGTACCGCTATACCTTAGCTTTATAAACTCCGATTGTCTGTTAACAAACGAATAAGTCACCCCGTCTGGATCAGTAAAAATTATTCTACCTGCTCCTGTTGTGGTCTTAATAAACATAATGGTATCACCCTGTTCTAAACCAGTTAAAGGACCTGGTGTTAATGTTACATCACCACCCGATGTATCTACATAGGCTCTTACAAAACCCGCTCCCTCTAAATTACCATCTGCCAAATCTCCGTCTACAGGGAAACCAGTAATACCAGATGCAAATGTACCTGCTGTTGTTACGCCACTTTTAGGCGATAAATCTAAACTCATTTTAAAAAAATTAAATATTAAACAATTAACTTACTGCCATCCCATAGCAAATCTATATATTCTGTCGCTTTATCAACAAAAGTATAACTAATGTTGTTCCATTGAAATTTTATTTTATAAGGTGAATCATCTATTTTTCTTACCCTTACCGTAGCACCTTTTATTAAACCTACAGGTTTATAACTATCTAAAACAACATCTTGCGTCATATTGTCTAGGTTCAATATGTAAAAAGAAGTATTATCATCAACATTCACAGGCAAAACTCCATCAGAATTTATAACAGTTATCACACCACTATCTTTATCAACAGATGGTAAAGCTGTAACTGACGACACTACACATTCTTCTTTTATAGTAACTTCTAAGTCTAATCTAAAACATTGCATAGGAGCACGATTATATTGCTCCATATCATTTATACTGAACTCTCTATAAACCTTTCTTAAATGCCTTGTTTCTGCTGTTATACTGTATTGGAAATCAAAAAGCATAGCCGATTCAGTAAGTTTTCTTCTTACCTGCCTTATTAATTCCTGTGTATAAAGACTATTTACCATTTTTCCGTTATCTATCAATTTTAGATTACAAGAAAAAATAATACCTACATCATACGTTATAAAATTCCTAGTGTTATTCTTGTAATTTGGCTTACCATCACCTATAATAAAGAAAAACATACCAGAATAATCATTGTCTGGCGTTAGTCTGTGATACCTGTACTTTCCATTAGAATACCCTACATAGGTCTCAGGATAATAATACTTACCACCCGCTTTTTCATCAGATGAAAAACGGTGAGCAATATGAAAAGGATGTGAAACCCACGTTAACTGAGAAAGCAACAATCTAATTTGATTTGTTGCATTATCTATTTCTACAGGCGCATCTACTGTTATTTGTTTGTCTTGTAATTGTATCATAAAATACTATTTTTTATTTCACTAATAAGGTGCTTTTCAAAAAACAAAGTCATATTTTCTTTTGTAGGTTTCAATATGTTTTCACCATACCTTTTAATTAAATATTTTGCATAACCTACATTACTTCTAACTTCAAACCTATCCTCAAAAGCATCTATAGTTACAGATGGATGAAAAACATTATCATCCCTCAAAGTAACCCTGTCTGTTGGCTGACCTTTGGATTTTTTTATCCTTATTGTCATCCTAGTATAACCCATTCTTCCTGTTTGTTGGTTTTTTAAAGGGTTTCCAGTGCCATCTATACCTTTTTCATATAATTGTTTTTCTGTAATATATTCAGCTATTTCTAAACCATTTACATTTATCGCTTGTTCTAGCGATTTGAATATTTGTTTTTCAAAATTTTGTACAAACTCTATTTGTTTTTTAAACAACATCATAACTAACCGATGAATTAACATTTTCGCAAGGCAAACATTTTTCATTAATAGCAGAAATATTGTATTTAACCGCTTTTAATTCTTTATGGTATTGAGTGGTTATGTTATCCTTTTTAGTGTCTACATCACCCTCTAAATCACGTATAATCATCATCTTTACATTTTCTTCAATGTAGTTAATCTCTGGGCTATATCTTATGTCATTTAAAATCATATAAGCTACCTTTAAAGCCAATAAGTTCTTAAACACCATTTTGTTTGTTATAAAAAACCTTGTTAAGTCACAATAAACACCCAAAGATAGATTTAAACCATAAGTAACTTTAGGAACATAATTTATATGTTCTAAATCAAACATCTGACCTACCGTATAATCACCTGCAGGAACATAGAAAGGATATACCGTATAATAATTAGTTATAGACTTCCACGTTTGATAACCAGGTCCACCAGTACAAGGTAAACAAGCACCTTTATCAAAATCAAAGTCTGTATTATTTATAGCATTAGTAGTTATATCGTCTTGATAGTACCCTAAATAAAAAACACCTCCTTTATACTTTTCACTAAAAGTGTATAAGTCCAAAAAAGCATCATTCCACGTCCATTGCCCACCAGAATCAGTAGTGACATCTATTTCTGAAATAGGTTCAGCAACGTTTGAATGAAATAAGTATAATGTAAAACTTTCTTCCCCAGAAAACTGTAACCCTATCTGTTTTATTAAGGCTTTCAAACCAATAGAACCATTAACTTTTATTTCAAATCCCACAAACCTGCTTTCATTTGTTATTTTATCGTTAGCCCATCCCATTTTATTTAACAATACCGCATCATCTAAAAGAGTTTTTCCGTAACCACTTATCTGTCTAATTGTTAATAAGTCATTCAGCATTTCTGTAGACGCAAATTGTATTTTTTCTTTTAAATAATCACTTAATTCAATGTTGTCTGACAATGAAGCCCTTATAATATCTAACCTAAGCGCAGAATGTTTTTGCTGATAATATTCGCCACTTTGAGTTTCCGTTAAACTTTCTTCTATTTGAAATTCACTTGTACTACTGTGTTGTTTCCAACCTATTAAATTTTCAAACTCTGGTATTACTAAATTTGCATTAAACATATTATAAGATTTAAAAAAAGCCCTTACCTCTTATGAGATAAAGGCTTTACTGTTATTTTTTCAAGATACCTACTATGCAGATGCAATCTCAAATTTTCTAATCGCTCCTGCTTTCGTAGTAGCATCAGAATTAAAAGGAGTTACAATAGCATAATCAAAACTAATTTGCCATTTTTCCTCCATTGTAGCTGTTAAATGTTCAGTACCTGTACCACCATTTAAACCTGTTTTGTCAGCACAATTACTTTTATACTGAACACCTACAGCAAATGGTAAGCCTGATAATCTATCTACAAACCACTCCGTTCCATCAGATGCTTTTGCATTCATTCTAGCAGTCATATCAACTCTAGTTAAGAAACCAATAGAACCATTTGGCATAAAATACCCTGTTCCGATAGCATTGTTTGTAATACGGTTAGAAAAAGTGAAATTCTTTCCGCTAAACTGCCAAGCTAAATTCTCTGAATTACTACCACCTTGATTGATGTAATTACGAATATCACCCATTAAAGATGGAGAACCAATGATATAAACATCCTCATCGTAAAAATCATCTGCAAAATTAATTGGATCAATGTCTGAATAGAATAATTTTCTATCATCATCACCTACTACCTGTAATGCATTTGCAGTTAAAGGGTATTTATCCGCAACGATAGGGCTATTATACACTTGATTCTTTGCAGTATCTAATGTAGTGTCTAAATCTTCTTCAATATAAGACAATACCGCTTCTACTCTTTCCTTAACTTTCTTGTTGAAGTCAGTCATATACTTCACGTGATTGTTGTTATACAACGCAGGTGTTAAACAAATATCAAACGATACTGTTTTCCAAGTAACCTCTAACAAATCTGATGTGCTTTCATCACACGAAATAGTACAACTACGCGTCTGATTAATAGTTACATCATTTTTTGTCATTACAGGAACATTTAGGGTTCTTCCCTCAGATTCCTGTGCTTTTTTCTTTAAATCACCGCTAACAATAGAATTAGGGGCGTCTGTCATATTCATAACAGCCATAAGCAAACCGTGTCTTGTTACCCTTAATTCGTCTCTATCTAAATTTGATGGGTAATCTACTCTTAATTCTTGTAATAAAGTTTTTGCTAAACTCATTTTAAAAATTTTAAATTAATACTAATTACGTGGCTTTTTTGAAATGTCATAACGTTTGTATGCCTCGTCTTGTAAAATCGACCATTCCTCACTTGTTCTTGTAATACCGTTTTCTAATAAAACTCTTTCACTCTCTTGCGTGAAAGCTAACTTCGAAGTAAGTTTAGATTCGTCTAACACGAGTTTTCTGGTTTTCCCATCATTACCATCATCTAATCCAATCGTTCCAACATTTGGCGGTGCGCCACCACCACCAGAATTATCTTCATTGTGTAAAACAGACTTTAATTTGTTTTTTAACACATCGTTTGCACTCATAGGCGTATAGTCTGGTCTATTTAACCTACTACCATCCTCAGAATAATAAAAAACTTTTCCATCTTCAATACTGGAATTTTCTATTAAACTCTGTCTAGCAATAGCGATTAAACTATCTATAGCCTCTTTTGGAATACTTTCGTTAAACTTTAAACCAGACATCCCTTTGTCTATATCTAGTTCTTTGCGAAAGTTAATATTGTGGTTATTAGCTTCTTTTAATTTAGCTGATAACTCTTTCTTTTCTTCTAACCAAGAGTTTTTGTCATTCTCGTAGGTTTTCTGCCAATGATCTGCACCACCTCCTTTTAAAAGTCTTTCATTTTCTTCTTTCAAAGATTTAATAACCTCGTCTCTATCCAAAGAACTAGATTTATCCCTAAACCCTTTTAATTCAGAAAATAATTCACGGATTTTTTCATAAGTTTTCTTTTTACCTCCACCCTCTAGTGTTTCTGGTTTTTCACCTAACAAATCGAACATATCATCATCGTAGGACTTATGAATCTTCGATACTTCACCACCTATCCTGTCTTTATAAATCAACTCTGATCTATTCTCAACAGCTTTAGAACCTATTTCTGATTCTAAAACGTGGTTTGTAACTTCCGTTAATAACTCAGCATTCCCGTTTAACGCTTCTAAAATTTGGTCTTTATTTAATCCCTCCATTTTATCCCTTTTTATGGTTTATAAATATTCTTATTTGTCTTTACTTAAAAAATCTAAAACAATAGCTTTAACATCTTCTTTGCTTGTTTTTCCTTGCAAATCTATTTCTTTATCTGATGCAAACTTGTTTAATTGTGGTAATGTTGCGCTTTCTACATCAAAACCACCTTTTTCTTCTCCGTTCTTTTCTGCTAAAGCTTCTTCCTTTGCTTTCTTAATAGCTTCCGCCTTTTCCTTTTCAAACTTTTCAGTTAATTCTTTTTCAATTTTTGAAGCAATTTTAGATTGTTCGTGCGAAGAAAGAGTAGTGATAATTTCATCATCTTTTTCCAATGTAGGATCGTGTAAAACAATCATTTTATCAATAGGCATTGATTTAATTTTTGTTTTCAACTTGTCGTAAGCACGTTTGTTGTAAATCTGAACAACAAAAGAGTTTTCGTATTCCTTTTTTGCAGGGTTATTAACACGTCTTACTAATGCAACGTGATAAAACTTTTTGTTACGTTCTAAAACCGAAAGGTCAATTTTATCTTTTTCCCCTTTCGATATTTTTAATGCTTCAATTTCTTTAGAAGCTTCCTTTAACCTATTAGGTTTTAGTTTTTTACTCATTGTTATTGTTTTTATTATTTATTACTTTACCTAAAATTCTTTCAGACTTTTCCTTAGAAAAACCATAAATTTCTTCTAACATAGTTAACGCACTTTCCCGAGTTGTAGTGTTCTCTGAAATAGACTTCTGAATTTCTATTAACCCTTGAACACCCCCAACTGTACCTCTCAAATTTGCTTGAGCATCTAACTGCTCCTGAGACACCGTATCTTCTATTTCTGTTGGTTTACTCCTATCAGACTTAGATTTTATTAACGCCTCATTATATCGTTCTAATTCTCCCAAAATAATACTTATTCTGTTTGAATATTCCAACCCTTTACCAAACTCTGTTATATCTGTATTGTCTATTTCAAACTTACTAACAAACCTAGTGAAATTTATTTTTAAAGATAATTCAAAATCATCTATGATGCTATCCTTTTTAAATTCTACACATTCTTTTTCTGTATAAAAAGAATAGCTATCTAAATCCATCAACATTAAATGCCTATTTATTTTCTCATTATTCCCTTTATACTTTGTGTTTATAAGTTGAATATATATAGATTTTAACTCTTCTCTAGGTAAACCAATTTCTTTAGCGTTTTCAAACAAACTTTGCAGTTGACTTTCTGATAATAAATAAAATTCTGTACCAAAGTCCGCATCAACATTAATATTAGCGTTTATGTAGTACAGATTACCCACAGTTTCAACTATCCATTTATAAATATCATCAAGAACAACCTTAGACCTTAATAAAACGGATTCCATAGAAGCAAAAGAGCCTTTAACTTGCATTTCATTTACCGCCTCCTTTTCTAAAACATTTGAAACACCAATAGTTTTATATTTTATTTCAGATTCTAAATTTTTTAACTTTTCTGGTATATGCTTCATTTTATCCGTTTCTGGAAAATGCATTTTGAATTTACCAGAACCATCTTCTTTATCTTTTGATGCTTGTAAAGGAATCTTTAAAACTGTACCAGGTCCTATAAAAGATGATTTTTTGTTTTTAGAACATTTTTGACAATCCGTCCAAGCTTCCTTGCCACTTGGTGCGTTTTCTAGTTTTATTTTACCGTTTTTACATTTCTGGTTAGAACACTTAGAAAAAGGTGCTTCCATAACAGGAAAAGGTACGTAATGGTCAACATAATTTTCAAAAATATCAAAAACAACATAATCCTTTAGCTTTGAAATAGATGACCCAAAAACCGTTTTAGATTTTATTTCATTTTTACTTGACACTGTATTTGAAACAAACAACCTAGCAGGACAATAATTCAAATTATGTTTCTTTTCATTTTCTAAAACATAATCCTCTTTATCTTCCATTTTACTAAACACATAGTAGTTTTCTTCATCGTAGAAAGAAATATTTGTTTTCTTAACACCGTCATTTAATTCTACAGAATGTACAAACGAAATATACTTGCAATCACCATCTTCATCAATATAAAAATCTAAAACCCTTGAAGAATCCACAGCCAACAAATAAGGCTCACCATCTTTTTTCCTATCAACAACAACAAAAGTGCTAGGTTTGTTCTTAAAAACTTTCCTTGACACGTTTTCCACCCAACTTTGGGGATTGTGCTTTTTCATCCATAAATCCAAAACATCTGTTTCCCTATTAGCTGATACATTAAAATATCTGTTTTTCCCCTCGTATATTTTATAAAAATCATTTAAAATAGAATCTGTTATTTGAACTACAGACAATGGAAACCTCATAAATTGAGAAATCCTATCATATTTATTAACCGCTTTATTTTTCATTTCTTCGGTTAATTCTATCCAATAACTTTCCTTTTCTAAATCTTCCTTTTCTAACTCTTCTGTAAAAACACGTAAAGCTGATTCGTGTTTTTTAATCTGAGCTATCTTGGTTTTGTTCTTTGGATTCTTTATTAGTTCCAGAATTTGGTTTTTTTCTAATCTCATTTGCAGAAAAAGTATATTTATCGTCAGCAATTTCCCATTTACTGTTCGGTAATCTTAATATTCGTAAAGCTTGCTCCTTTTCAAACTTTCTTATCACTTCTTTAGAAACACCTAAAGCCTTTAAACTAATAAAGGCTTTTCTATTGGTGTTTTTCTTTGTTTTTTCAGACATACTACAGTTCTGTTAATGGATTAAAATTTGGGGATAAAATTACTAAATCCTCAGACCAACCACTAGGTAAAGAAAACCTAAATGAGTTAGTGTCTGTACTTCCAAAACCTGCATTGTTTTTGTCTGATACAAAAAGAGATTGAGTTAAAAAACCTGTGTATGCTTGATCTGGTGTTATTTCAACACACGCAATTTTACCACCTTGTAGTAAGAAATACACAACCAAACTTTTTTCACACATTAAATCTTTCAATGCTTTTTCAATAGCAGTTGTTAATTCGTTGAAAACACAAGTAAATAAAGATGGGTTTACACCTACAACTTCTTCTACTCCATTCAACGTGGAATTATCACCACCACCATTTGTAATTGCATCACCAGATTCAATAATAGGATCACCACCAATTAAAGGTGTTACAACTATTTTAGTGTCATCTGTAGCCGTCATAAGACCTTGCCAAGTAGATAACTCTAAAATGTCTAATGGTGTAGCCAATGACGAATCAAAATTTACACCACCTCTTTGAAATGCTAATCTTTGAATTTGGTTTAAGTTAATACCACAGTCTAAACCAGGTATTTCGGTCAACGCTCCTTGTTGTGGACAGTTACAATCCATAATGCTATAAAATTTATATGTTAAAAACTAATTTTAAAGCGTTCCCGTAGCTTTTAATCACAACAAATATATAAAATATTAACCATAAAAAAAACTTGCCATATAGACAAGCTTTTTCAAATCTAATATTCATCCCCAAGAATATTAATGACTAAAATGTTTTCAAATATAGTATTTATTATTGTTTAAATCTGTTTTTAATATAACCGTCTACCATATCCCTCCATTCAAATTCACCGTTTATATGTAGCTTATTTCTGTATTCCAAAACCTCATCTTTGGTTCCTAAATCCAAAGCATCAAAAAATTCATCTAATGTTTTATTTTTTACAATACTCACAGGTCCATTCAACATTTCTTGGAAGTCTGACCTTATTTTTGAAACAACCTCGTCTGGATGATAAGTAGTGTTAGAATTTTGTAGAATACTTGAAATTTTATTTGC